TCCCACCGGGGGACGGTCACGGTCTGCGTCGCCCCGCCGGTGCCGGTCACCATCTCGTACGACTCGACCAGTTCGTGCTCCAGGATCACCCGCACGCGCTCAGTCATCAGCGCCGACGACGCACTCACCGGCGTGCCCGTCTCCAGCGGCCAGTCCTTCGAGAGCGGGTTGTTGTCGAGATAGTGGAACACGTCGTAGGCCATCAGCGTCGCGCGGTCGCTCTGCGTGCTCACCTCCTCGATTGGACCCTCCCACACGCGGTCCTGCCCCCGGAACAACACGAGTTCGTGCCGGTGCGGTTCGAGGTTCTGGATGATATTCGCCTGCGCGTCGCACGCCTGCCCGGTCACCGAGATGATGGCCTGCGTCTTTTCGTCGCGGGCTCGGTTCCACTCGACGGTCGCGAGGTCTACCAGCGACCATTTCTTGCGCACGCCGCCGCGGTCGAATATGAGGGCTTTATGCCCTGCCACGCACTGCTCGCCGTACTGGCCGATCATCAGGTCATCCTCTGCGTCAGCGCGACCTCGATGGCCGGGTTCCCCACGATGGTATCGAGTGGCACATCGAACGAGATCAGGTAGCCCGTTCCGCAGGCCATCACGGGCCACGTCGCCGGGGTGCCGCCGGTGCCGTAGAGCAGGTGATCGGCGGCGAGCGGGTCGCCTCCGTTCACGCTCGCGAACACGCGCTCCGACACGCCGTTCACCGTGAGGACGGTGCTCGGCGGGATGTACGACACGATCTGCTCGGCTTCCCAGTCGCTCGCGTCGAAGTCGGCGGGCGGCAGGTTCTCCGGGTTCGGGTAGTAGCGGATGCGCACCTGGCGCACGGCGCCGTCGGTCCCGGCCTGCGTGCGGATCGTCAGCGTCGGAATCGTCGCGATCCAGTAGGCGATCTCGCTGTCCGGGATGATCGCCCAGTACCGGCGCCACTGCCCGACCTCCTGGATGCAGTCATCGAGGACGATAGGCGGTCGCGGCGGGAGCGGCATCGGCGGGCAGTCGGGATCGGCGAGCGGGTCGCTCTCGCTCACGACGAGCGGGGTGCGCTCGCTCGGGCTGGCCTCCGGCGTCCCTTCCCAGTCGTACCGGAACTGCGCCGTATCGGGCGTCGCGCCGGAGAACCACGGGTACAGCGCACCGATCGACACCATCGCGTCGTCGGCCTGGAACGAGTCGCCGCCGAGCCACAGGTGCCACATGTCGCCGGGCACGTCTACCGCGTAGACGGTCGCTTTCCCGGCGCCGACGGGTGCCTGCCCGGTCGCGATGAGCCGGGTCCAGGTGTTCCCGCTCGCGGGCACGGCCTGCGCGTCGCCCAGCGTCTCGCCGAGCACCACGCCCGCGTCCGTCGCCCACACGATCAGCGCGGCGAGCCTCTGCGCGCTCGGCACCTGCACATGGATGGAGCCGAAGTAGTCGCCGCCCTCGGCGACATCGCTCCAGCCGGGGTCGCTCAGGCTCGGCCCGAGGCGGAAGCCGTCGGCGTCGGCGTCGGAGAAGAACGTCACGCGGGCGCTGTACGCCCCTGTGCGGCCTCCGGTTACCCTGTGCACCACGCCGGTGCCACCGGAGTACTCCGCGGCCTCCTCGAACGGCGCCCAGCCCTCGGGGAGCACACCGTACGCGGACGACGTGCTGTTGTTCGCGGTCCCGTCCCACTCGTACGTCTGATCGGGGGTCGCCTCTGTCGAACCGTCGAAGTAGTCGCCGGGGTTCGTCGCCGGTGCAGGCTGGACGGCTGGCGTCCACGCCGAGTAGGCGCTGTCGCCGTCGCGGTATCGCGCCTGCACCCGCCATTCGTACGTCGTGCCGGGGATCAGCCCCTCGACCAGGACCGGGCTCGTCGCCGGGGTGATCGTCGTGGCTTCCGCCTGCCCCTGGATGCGCCGCTGAACGCGCCACCCGGTGATGTTCGTCGCGCCCGAGAACGGCGTCAGCGTGAGCGTCGCCTGCGTACCGTTCGGCGCCGGTACGATGCCGATGGTCGGCGGCGTCGGCGCGGCGACCGTCGCCCTCGCCAGGACCGGCGACCAGTTGCCGGAGCCGTTCACGTTCCGGGCTCGGTAGCGGATGTAGTAGGTCACGCCTGGCGTGAGGCCGGTCGCCGTCTGATTGGTCGAGCCCGACACCCACTGCGACACAACCTCGTTGAACACGCTGTCGGTAGCGACCTGCATCGTGTAGTCGAGCACCGCGGAGCCGCCGTTGCTCGACGGCTGGGAGATCGAGAACGGGATGCTCGTGTAGCCGAGCCCGGTCCTCGGGACCGGCGCCGGGGGTGCGCCTGGCACCGTCGTGGAGACTCGGGTCGCGACGAACGATCCAGAGAGCGAAGCGTTCCCGAAGATGCTCCCGACGTTGTGGTAGGCGTTAAACGAGATCGTCGGGGTGCCGGTGCCCTGATTCAGCCACCCGGTGACGCCCGAGCCGAGCGTGATGGACGCCTGCCCGTTGCGGAAGTCCATGTTGTTCGAGCCGGTCCACGACTGGCCGATCACCGTCGCACCCCACGGGCGGGAGTCGAGCACGAACGTCTGCGACGTTTCCGTGGGGTTGCGGGCGTAGAGCGTCCACGCCCAGCGGGTGCTCGTGCCGCTCACCGCGTAGCGGGATACGACCATGTACAGGTTGAATTGCGAGCGCCCTGGGTAGACGCCCGATGCGGAGCCGCTGGTAGCCATGTGTGTCGCCTCCTCTTACGGGATCGTCAGCGCGAGCGCGTCTGCGTAGATACGGACATCGGATGGGGACGGGCCGGAGGCCCAGTCGAACTCGCCTCGAACGACGATGTTCGCCTGCGTCGCACCCGCCGGGGGGAGGATGCTCTTCGCGATGAACGGAAGACCCTCGGCCATCACCGCCGGGTCGGTCGTCGCGGCGATCTCGTCGGTGCGGCCTGCACCCCCGGACCAGATGATGTAGGCGCGCAGTTCGCGCAGGACCGTGCCGCTCCCGCCCTGATTCGTCAGCGCCCCCCAGATGTTGACCGAGTAGCGCGTCCCGGCAGGTCGCGAGCCGAGCGCGATGACCTGACTCAGGAGCACGCCTGCGCGCCCGTTCGCGACGGTCGCCGTGCCGAGCAGTCGGCGGCGGACGCTCCAGATGCCCGCGGCGAACTTCTCGCCGCTCCGGTCCATCGCCGCGAGATACGGTGCCGGGTCGGCGCCGCTGACGATGGAAGAGATGCTTGTCCATCCGGTCAGGTTGACCTCTGCGCTCGGGTTCGGGCTCAGGTTGCGGGCGGTCAGCACCTCCTCGCCGGGGCGCTCCGCACTCGGGAACGGCGTCAGGTTGTGAGCGATGTCCTCCACGACGGTGCTCGCCGTCGTCGGCAGGTCCACCGGCCTCGTCACCGAGTACACCCACGGGCGCTCGGCGGCGAACACGATCTCCACCTCGAACGCGAAGAACCCGTTGACCTCGTACTCCGCGGTGATGAGCGGCCCCGAGATCGCGACGACGTTGTGCAGGTAGCGGCGATCCTCGTCCACGAACGGCGCGTACTCCGCGTCGGTCTGCGGGCGGTCGAACGCCGTGCGGGTCTGCATGATCGAGTCGGATGCGTTCTCGGTGCCCGCCCACACATATCGCGTGATGTCGTCGCCGGTCGAACCGCCGTCGAAGTAGTCGCCGTCGTAGGTGCCCTGCACGATGGCGATGTCATCGAACCAGACGGGCGTCGTGCTCGACCCGTTCATCATGAACAGGGTGAGGCTGTCGCTCGCCCCGAGCGTGAACGTCACACGGACTACATGCTCCCCGGCGGTGTTCGGCGCCCGGTCGGAGAGCGCGTTGTTGACCGGCATCCCCGGCGACTGCGCCATCAGTTGCCGGACCCAGTTCGCGTGCAGGGCGCCCGTCTGCGGCGTCTCCAGGCGGATCGTCGCGACGGCGGTGTACGTCTGGCCGGGCGTCAGGCCGGAGAACACCATCGACCCGTACGACGCCACAGCGGAGCCGTCGGGGTCCACGACCGTCGAGCGGACACCGCTCGCGGCCCACTTCTGCGACGAGTACACCTGCCCGCCGGAGACGGCGCTGTTCGTGCCGATTGCGGCCTGCGCGCGGAGGACGGCTTCGCTCTGCCCGGCGGTGCCGGTCCACGCCGCGGTGAGGTCCGGGTTCGGGGAGGTGTTGCCGTTGAAGAACGGACGGTGCCGCGGTGCGGATTCGAGGAGCGGCTGTGTGATGTAGCCGACAGCACCGGTGCCAATGGCCGTCCCGTAGAACTCCATGTAGACCTGATTGAACGCGCCGGTCGCTTCCAGATCGAACTCGTACAGGTTGTCGGCACCTCCGGCGACGACCGGGATCGTCTGCGATGCACGGATGGCCGTGGTCGCCGAGTCGTACAGGTACATCCTGACGCCGGTCAGGTTCGGGTCTGCGGCCTGCGCGCGGAATGCGGCGGTGTACTTCCCTGCCGCCTTCGCCGCCGCGAGGATCGTGATGCCGCCGAGCCGGACGGCGGAGTTGCCGTTCGCCGTGTACTTTAGGCGCCCGCCCTCCGTCGTCAGGGTGCCCGCGGTCGCCGTCCAGCCGGTCGTGCTCGCGGTGTCGCTGTAGCGGATCAGGTTGCGGCGCACCTCGCGGCCCACGCCCGCGGTGATCGCTTCCATGCTCGGGTTCGGCGCCTTGTTGCGCCGCGCCTCGACCCACTCCGTCCACTCCTGCACGGTGCCGCGCGCGGGCGGGCAGTCCACGAAGAACTCCAGGTCGGTGCTTCCGCAGGTGTCGCCGTGCTGGCCGCACGCTCCGGGGTCCAGCGCCGCGTTCAGCCACGCCATCCCGTACTCGCGGGCATCGCGGCCCTGCGCCATGAGGAGCGCCTTCACACGCACCTGACGGGCGCGCTTGCGCACCCGGCCCACGCGCCCGCCGTCGTCCACGCCCTCCACGACCGTCGCGCCTCGGGTGCTGTCGTACACGCCGGTGATACTCGTCGCGAACGCGCCGAAGAACCGCGTAGAGCGGTCGGGGTTGTCCGGGTCGTACCAGGGCGCATCCTCCATCGTCTGCGCGCTGTAGATGCCGTCGCCGAGGGCATCCGCCATCGTGTCGCAGTACGGCCCTTTGAGCCACCACATCGGGCACGGCGCCGTCTCGGCGTAGCCCCGGATGCGGCTGTTGTTGATGATCTCGTTCCCGCCGAGCGACAGGTATCCCTCGTAGGCGCTCATGCCGCCACCTTCTCTGCCAGCGCGTCGCCGACCTCGATTGCGGCCTTGTACGGGTCCGGGCCTTCGACCTTCACGGCGCCTTCCTCGATGATCGTCTGTCGGCGGTTGTCCTGCGGGCCTCCGCCGTTCGCCGTGGTGCTCGCGTTCGGGCCGATGGTCGGCGTGCCGCTCACCGACACGTTACCGAGCGCCGGTTCGAGGACATCCGTCATCGCCTTGTCTACCTGCTTCGACATCTTCTCGATGCCCTGGACGTAGCCCTGCATCGTGTTCCGCCCGTACTCGGCGAACAGGCGCGACGGGCTGTTGATGCCGAGGAACGACAGGAACCCGCCGATCGCATCCTGCGCGATGCTGAGCAGGGCAGAGCCGACCGAACCTGCCGCCTCCCACAGGCCGGATACGAGCCCGCCGACGAGATCGATACCCGCCTGGAGCAGTTGCGGCACGAGCCCGATGAGCGTCTTCACCATCTCGGGGCCGAGTTTGATCAGCGCGTCGATCAGTTTCGGCAGGATGATCGGGAGCGCCTTCACGATGCCCGTGAACAACTGCACGGCGCCCTGGATCAGTTGCGGGATCATGCCGAGCAGGGTGCCGATCAACTGCGGGAGCATCCCGAGCAGGCTCGTGATGATCTGCGGGATGGCTTCGAGCAGACCCGTCACCACGCCGAGGAACAGTTCGAGGGCGCTGGAGATGATCGTCGGTAGCATCCCGAGGAGCGTTTCGATCAGTTGCGGCAGGAGTTCGAGCACCGCCGCGATGATGATGGGCGTCGCCTCTACTAGGCCGTTCACGAGCCCCATGAACAGGGCCAGCGCCGCCTCGATGATCTGCGGCAGTGCCGAGATAAGCGCCGTCGCGAGTTGCGGGAGCATGGCGACGAGGCTCGTCACGACCTGCGGGATGATCGTGATGAGCGCCTGGATTATGCCCTGGAACAGGCCGAGCGCCGCGGTCAGGATTGTGGGGATCGCGAGGAGGAGGGTGTTCACGATCTGCGGAATCAGGGTCGCGAATGTCTGCACCACCATAGGGATCGCCGCCGTCAGTGCGGGGATCACCGCCGTCACGAGATTCAGGATGCCCGTCACGAAGATCGGCAGGTTCGCGGCGATGCGGCTCACCATCTGCGGCACCAGCGTCGATATCGTGTTCACGATGCCCGTCACCATGCCCGGCAGGCTCCCCGCGAGGGAGTCGAACCCGGCCATCAGCGTCTCCGGCTTGAACGCGAGCAGGGCCACCAGGGCGCCCGCGAACAGGCCGACCGGCCCCGTCAGTCCGGTGAACAGTCCGCCGATCACCGGGAGCCCGCTCAGGAGCGGCCCGAGGGCACCTGCGAGCAGGCCGAGGAGCGGCGTCAGCGGTGCGAGGCTGTCCACGAAGGACGCCGCGCCTCCTCCGGCTCCGGTCAGGTTCGCGACGAAGCCGGACAGGTCGATGCTGGACAGTGCCGTGGCGATGCCCTGCACCATCGGCGCCAGACGCTCGCCGAGGGCCGTCGCAAGGGCCGCGACGACGGGCGTCAACTGGTCGATGGCCGACATGATCGGCGGGAACAGGGTCTTTAGGCTGGCGAACGCCGGTGCCTGTGCGGCGGCGCCGAGACGCCCGAGTGCGGCGCCTACGTTCTGGAGCATCCCCGAGAACGACTGGCCCATAGCCGCGGCGGCGGGTCCGAGGTTCGTTTCGAGCACCTTCTGGAAGTCCTCGAAGCCGACCTTGCCCTCCGACACCATCTTCTGCGCCTCCTCGCCCGTGACGCCGTACTGCTTGGCGAGCAGGGAGAGGATGGGGATGCCGCGCTCGGCGAGTTGCTGGACGACCTCGCCGTTCAGTTTGCCCGTGGCCGCGACCTTGCCGAAGATGGTCGTCATCTCGCCCATGTCGGACCCGGCTACAGATGCCGCCGACGCGAGGACGCTGAGGCTCCTCTGCATCCCGTCGAGCGGCACACCGGCGGCGGCGAACTGCGCGGCGGCGCTCGCGGCGTCGCCGAGCCCGTACGCGGTGCCGCGCACGGCGGCTGTCGCGGCGGTCATGATCTTGTCCACGTCCGCGGCGCTGTTGCCGAGGCCGGTCAGTTTCGCCGTGGCCGTGTCGATGGCCTCCAGGCGGGAGAACCCCTTGGTCAGCGCCGTGCCAACCGTCGCGGCGATGGCCGTGCCTGCCAACTTGCCCGCGGTGGACAGCGTGGCGCTCATGTTGCGCCCGATAGCCGCGAACGTGCTCGACGCCGCCGCGCTGATCTTGCTCCATACGCTCTGCGCGACGGACACGAGCCCGTTGAACGCCGTCTTGGCTACTCCGCCGAACGCACTCGCGGCGGACGATGCGGCAGAGAATGCCTTCGAGGCGAGCCCGCCGACGGTCCCCATCACGCCGGTGAACGACGACGCCGCGGCCTTGTTGTCGTTGAACCCCGCGACGAGGTTCGTCATCGCGCTTATGCCGGGCTGTAGGGCCGTGCGTAGCGATCCGCCTACGGACCCCATCACGCCCGTGAACGACGACGCCGCGGCGGCGCTGTCATTGAAGCCTGCGGCGAGATTCTGGAGCGGCCTCGTCGCCGGAGCGAGCGCGGTGCTCAGCGCCGATGCGGCCTTGCTCCCGGCACTCTGGAGGCCGGAGACGATGGACTCCTGGACCGGCTTCATCAGGTTCGACGCCGTGGAGCGGAACCCGTTCGCGAGCCCCTGGTTGATAAGCCTGCCGAGTCGTTCCCCGACGCCGGAGAGCCCCTTCGCGGCCTTCTCGACATCGCCTGGGATGTCGGAAGCGTCGGCTTCGACGGTGATGGTCACCGAGCCGATGTTGCCGCCGTTTGCCATGCCGAACTCCTCGCGCGGTCAGCGCGTGTCGATCGGCTCCGGCCCTACCGCCAGCGAGCCCCTTGTGATAGTGGGGCGGGGAATCACGGCCCGCCCCCAGCGTACCGTCTACGTGGCCGGGCTACCAGGCTTGCGCACCGGGATAACCTCGGCGCGTGTCGCCTTCGGCGCATCCTTCGGCTTCTGGAGCCCGAGCGCAGACTGTAGCGCCCCGAATGCCTTGCTCTCGTTCTCCGGGCTCCACGGGGAGCGCCGGTCGGTCACGGCCTGCCCCTTCGGCGGTTGCCACAGGCGGGCCTTGAACTTGGCTTTGTCCTTCTCGTCGCCGTTGTGCGTCCACAGCCACCAGACGAAGTTGCAGAACCGGTCCAGGGGTAGGTCGCGCAGGTCGGCGAGCCCGTGCCCGACGGCGTATCCGTCTACGTCGGGCCAGGTGTCGTCCGCCAGCCGGGCTAGTCGGAGGACGACGAAGAAGGGGAGTCGGTCACGGCCTCGATGACCTTCTCCATGACCTCGATTACGTGGATCACGTCGAGGTCGTCGTCATTGTCATCGAGGCGGGCCTGGATGTCGGTCGCCTGCTTCTGCCCGACGGCCATCGTCAGCCAGCCCATGATCTCGCCCCAGATGGAGTCGATATCGCCGGACGCCTGCGCGGCGGTCGCCTTCTTCGCCAGGGTGATGCCGAGGGCCGCTTTCGGCGGCGTCAGGAGGTACGGCTTCCCGACGAGGTGGACGGTGATCTGCTCGCGCGGTGCCGCGTCGATTGTGATGGCCTTCATGGGGTCGATGCTACCAGCGGTTAGGCCACGGCGTCAGATGCTTGTGCGGCCTGGAGGGCTCGGGTCATGAAGTACGCCGGGGTGACGCCCCGCACCCACGTTGCGAACACGACGCCGCCGCCCTTCGGGCTGAACACCATCACGGACGCTGTGCGCGGCCCGTGCGCTCGCGTTCCGAACTCCTGGTACACCGCGTAGGGCACGGACGAGTACACCGCGTAGGCGACGCGCAGGCCACCGCGGGCGAGCACGCGCACCTGGAGCCCGGCGATCATCGCGCCCGTGTCCACGCGCCCGGCACCGCGGATGTTCGAGATCGCCCGGCCTCGGGTCGCCTGCGCGGCCCGGTAGGCGGCTCGGTCGGTCATCGGGCCGATTACCGTCACCGCGGCGCCGCGGCTCATCTTGACGCTGACCTTCGCCACGTCAGACCTCCGGCGTCTCGGGCTCCGGGTCGTGTGCCCACGGGAGCGGGTCGGGGCACGCGCAGATGCTCGTGCGT